TGGCCAGCGCGATCGTGAAGCTGGTGGCGGCAGACGCTCTGCCCGCCTTGGTCGGGAACCTAGTCATGGGTAACCTGGTCAACCGCGATTATGAACCCGTTTTGGCGCAGGCGGGGGATACGGTGAACATCCCGATTCCTCCTGTACTGGTAGCCAACAACATAGCCGAAGGCGGGCAAGTTCAGCCGCAGAACCCGAACCTGGGGAATGCGCAGATTGTATTGAACACACACGCCGAAGCAACGTTCCAAATACCGGACGTAACCAAGGTGCTGGCGGTTCCGGATTTACTGCAAGTCTACATGCATCCGGCGGTGGTAGCAATAGCCGAGAGCATTGAGACAAGCCTGCTGCACCTATTTGCCGGCTTTACCGCGAACACGCCAGTAGGAACGCCGGGGGCGCCGCTGGTGGAAGCGGTGATCGATCAGGCAGAAAGCGCCCTGTTCACGGCGAAGGTTCCGCCCGCGGAGCCGAAATACCTGGTGGTGGATGCCGCGACCTACTCGCAACTGCGTCAGATCGAACGCTTCAGCGAATTTCAAACCGCAGGCGAGGCGGGGCTGCGGGCTTTGATCGACGGCACCGTGGGGAAGATCAAGGACTTCTTCGTGATGCGGTCGCAGTATGTTGCCACCACCGGCAGTTCGCCGTTGACCACTCACAACCTCGCCTTCACCAAGCCGGCAATCGGGCTGGTCATCCGAAGACTGCCGCAGCCGTTGTACGGCACGGGCGCAGTGGCGCATTACGCCGAGATGGGGAATTTCGGGATGCGCGTAGTGATGAGCTACCAGCCTAATACACTGGCTCAGCAGTTCACGGTAGACGTGCTGTACGGTTGCGCGGTAATCCGCAACAATTTCGGCGTGCAGGTGAACACGTAGGGGCGCACGCCGCGCGGAACGGAGAGGAACGTAAAACAAAAGGGGGTCGGGAGCGTCCCGGCCCCGCAAGAGACAACCATGGACTTACAAGTTTATTACAGGAAGATTCGGGCGATGGAGGAAGGTTTAAAAGATCCGTCCGTAGTGCTGGTCAGCCTCGAGACTCCAGATGGCGGACGCGCAGGAGTGCGCACGGAGGTTCCGCGACGAATCGCGGCAACTATGATCGTGGAGAACAGCGCGCGGCTGGCGACGGGCGAGGAAACACGCGAGTTCCAAGAGCAGAAGGCTGAGGCCAAGCGGCAAGCGGATCAACTGGCAGCCGCATCGCGGATGCAGTTCGCCGTCATCTCGCCCAACGAGCTGCGCAAGCTGAAGAGCGGCGCACAACCAGGCAGAGAATAGGCCGGGCGATGGCGCTCTTCACAGATGGAATATCGACGATCCAGGATCTCATGGGGCGAGACTCCTCTGTGCTCGCCACAGCACAAACGGAGAACATCGATCTCAATCAAAAGCTGGCGCTGGCACAACAAGAGCTGGGAATCGAATTGACGACCCTGCTGCAGCGCAGTAACACCTACGACTGGCAATTTTGGTTGCAACCGGACCCACAACTGAACAATATCGTGGCCACACCGACGCTGCAGCTTTGGCACGTGTTCCAAACCTTGGTGCTGGTCTATCAGGACGCTTACTTCAATCAACTGAACGACCGTTACAAGGGTAAGCGCGACCAATTTCAGCAACTCGCGAAGTGGGCCATGGACAAACTTATTCAGACCGGAATTGGCATCGTGGCCGATCCGATCCCGCGGGCAGCCCCACCCCAACTGACGTGTATCCCCGGCGGCCAGCCGGCAATGACCTACTGCGCCAGCGTGTCATGGTTGAACGCGGAAAACGAAGAGGGGCAGGCCAGTAATCCAAGTACTGTTACCGTAGCGGCGGGGAATGTGCTGGTGGCACAGCCATTCAATTTTCCGTCCAGCGCAAGGGCTTGGAATGTCTATGTAGGGCTGTCGCCTACGGCAATGGCATTGCAGAACGCGTCGCCCCTAACGTTGGATCAAGTTTGGGTCCAGGCAGGGCCGGTATCCACACTGGGGCAGGGTCCCGGGACAGGGCAAACGCCAGACTATCTCCGCGCATTGGCACGGGTTATCCAGAGGGGTTAGGCTATGGCATGGATAGGCAGGACGGTCACCGAACGCACGATCGCACTTCTAGACGCACCGCCGGGCCTAGCGGCCTGCGTATCAACGCTGGCTCAGGCCGAGAATGTAACTCTGCCGGCGGTCAGACCGAATCAGATTCTAGCGCAGAACGCACCGATTGAACTCATGGAGCGCAGCACCGAAGTGCAGTATCCGGTACTCAACGTTTACTGCGAAAAGATAGCGAACCAGCTCAAGGAAAAGTTCCGGAACTTCTCCGGCAAGGCAATCATGGCAGTCGAGGTACGGGTCTCACAAGACAGGCTGGACGGGATCGAGCAACAGCTGCAACAGTATGTCGACGCGGTGACGCAGGTGCTGGACCAGAACCGGGGCGACTGGGGCGAAGGCATGTATTTCGCAGGATGCTATGAAGCAACTTTCGGGCCAGTGAAGCACGGCGGAAGAAATTTCGTCCAAGTTGGAAAGGTCAGTTTCGAGGTAGGAGTGAGCGACTAAGGCCATGGCTTCGTATATTTCATCCAACGCCAATCGTTTCTATACCGGATTGGAAGGCAGTTACGGGCAGATGCCGGCGATCACGGCTCTAAACCGCTTTCCGGCTGTGAAGCTGTCCGCTAACAGTCAGTTGGAAAAGGCCGACCGGCGAGACAAGACGGGCAGCCGGACGTTCGTAGGGATACCAGCGGGGCTGCGGCGCGCGACCAGTTTCGGCGTAACAACCTACATGACGAGTTGGGGGCGGCAGAATTCAGGTCCGTCTTATGGACCGCTCTTTCAAGCCAGCATGGGCGCCCCTCCCGCGATGTACACGGGAGGAGCAGTCGGGGTGGGCTCTAGCGGCACGTCACTGGTTTTCGCGGCACCACATGGGCTCGCGGTGGGCCAAGGCGTGTCATGTAACGGCGAGATTCGCTTTGTCACGGCAATCGTGAGCGCGACGGCATTGCAAGTGAACGCCCCATTTTCCAGCGTCCCAGCAGCGGGAACCGAGATAGCTCCGAGCATCTCTTATGTTCCGGCGACAGTGTTACCAAGCGTCAGCATTTTCGACTACTGGGACCCCCGGACCGCAGTCCAGCGCATTCTATGCGGGGCGGGGGTCAACCGGATGACGCTAAAGGTGAATGGAGATTTCCATCAGTTCGAGTTTGAGGGAATGGCGCAGGACTTGATTGACAGTTCGAGTTTCACGGCAGGAATGGGAGGACTGAAAAACTTTCCCGCGGAGCCTGCCATCGGCGCCTTCGACTACTCGATCGTACCGGGCAACATGGGTCAGGCCTGGCTGGGCAGTACCCCCGGCAGGTTCTATACAATTACGAGCGGGACATTCCAATTAGATAACGGCCTGGATATGCGGTCCAAAGAGTTTGGGGCCGGCGTGCCGCAAGCTATTGCGCCGGGACCGCGGTCCGTGACGGCGTCCTTCAGCCTTTATGAACTGGACGATGCGGCAACACAAGGTTTATACCAAGCGGCGCGACAACAGTCGCCGGTCAGCATGATGTTTCAACTTGGGCAGCAGCCCGGGCAGGTTATGGGAGTCTACATGATGAGCGCAGTGCCGGTAGTACCCGAGTTCGACGATAGCGATAACAGGCTGCAATGGAAATTTCAAGGATCGAAAGCTCAGGGGACGGCAGACAACGAGATCGTCGTAGCGTTCGGGTAGCACGGTAGGTGACGAGATGGAATATGCGAGTTGTGAAACCATAGATTCCGCCGTGACGCCTGGCGTAACTTACACGGTCGTGAAGATGTCATTTGGACGCCGGGTGGAACTGACGCGCCGCATCCGGGAATTGGCCGCGCGGAAGGAGTTCGCGGAGGCGGGTGAGACCGCCAACGAAAAGATGGAAGCCGCGTTGCTGGCGTCGGAGATCGATCGGATCTATTTGCTTTGGGGGTTGAAGGAAGTTTCGGGCCTGGAGTTGGACGGTCTGCCAGCGACTCCGGAGTCATTGGCCGCGAGCGGACCTGAGGCGCTGTTCCGAGAGGCTCTGGCAGCCGTCAAGCAACAGTGCGGCCTCACGGAAGCCGAAAGAAAAAACTGATCGTCGCACTCCATTTTCAATTCTCCAACCA